AAGAAAAAATACCCGAATGGAAGACATGTGGTCATTGCTAACGGGTTACTTATTTTAGATGAAGATTTACCATATGAAGATGGTCTTATACCTTTTTCTCGTTACAACAACTATATACTAAGCAGAGAGTTTTTCGGTGTTAGTGAAATCGAACAGCTTAAACCATCTCAAGTAGTATTCAACAAAATACTATCCTTTGCATTAGATTCCATGGCACTCATGGGCAATCCTATATGGATATCTGATGATCCACAATTAGACATATCGAACCTTACCAACAAACCTGGTCTAGTAGTGCCAAAAAGCCCAGGATCTACAGTTACACGAGAGATGGGAGTACCACTAAACCCTGGATTTATGCAGATCCTCGATCGCCTTGTAGGCTGGTTTAATGACCAGGCTGGTCAATCTGAGTTTTCCAGAGGGAACACCGAAGGAGCTGTCACAGCAGCATCAGCGATTGAGCAGCTTATATCGGCATCGAGGACGAGGATAAGACAACGACAAAGAAACCTGGATGAATATTTAAAAACGGTAGGAAGGCAATATGCCAACCGAGTTTTTGAGTTTTACAGTGTTCCAAAGATCTATCGAATTACGAACGATGATGGTTCTAAGATGTTTATGAAAATGAGCATTGAAAACCAGCAGGGAGAAAATGGTGAGGCTGTTAGGGTCGCCAAGATTATTCCGTACAACGAATCGAAAAATGGTGAGATCCTTCCAGGGCAGGAAGAAACTCTTATTATCAAGGGAAATTTTGATATTAGGGTTAAAACGGGATCTGATCTACCGTTTGAGGCGGCAGACAAAGAAAGAAAATCTTTGTCGTTGTTTGATAGAGGGATCATAGATGAAGAAGAAGTCTTAGATCAGATCAATATGCCAAACAAAGAAAAGATATTGCAAAGGCTAGCAGAAAGGCAGCAGATGTTAGCACAACAACAACAACAGGGAGCGTAAAATGGCTGATATGATGCCACAAGGACAACCACAAGGACAGCCACAAGGACAACCACAAGGACAGCCACAAGGAGATGCCGGTGCGGTTATCGAAGTTGTAGGCCAAGGTCTTGCTGCTTTGCACGATGGTTTGATGCAATCAAACGCACCAGATGAAGCAAAACAGCTTATAACTCAGGCTTTAGAATCTTTTTCAGGAGTAGTTGAAATCATGGGTGGTTCTGCTGGTGGACAGCCACAAGGACAACCACAAGGACAGCCACAAATGGCAGAAAATCAACAAATGATATAATAGGTGAAAAATGTCAGATTATGGATTAGATGAAAGCATGTTGCAAGAAAGCCCAGAGGCACCTGCAGAGGCACCGGCAGAGGCACCTGCAGAGGCACCGGCAGAACAGCCTACTGAAAAACAATATTTTGAATATTCTGCGAGCGGAAAAACCGTAAAGGAGGATATTGATACAATTTTGAAAAGAGCGAGCCAAGGTTATAACTATGCTCAACACATGTCTACATTGAAACAACAACAGACTGAGCTAGAATCAAGGATGAAGCAAGCTCAAGAGTTGGAGAGCCAATGGAAACCCTACATGGAGTATGCACAGCAAAATCCTGATTGGGCTAACCATTGGAAACAGGCTTATGATAATAGGTTCAACTCGTTTTCTGGCCAACAAAACGAACAACCACCTTATCAAGGCCAAGATAATAGCGAGGTTTCTGCGTTAAAAAGTCAGATATCGGAATTACGATCTCTTTATGACAAAGACAAAGAAACCCGTCAGATCGAACAGCAGGATATTGAGCTAAATAACCAGATAAACGAGGTTAAAAGCCTTTATCCTGATGTAGATTTTTCATACTCTGATCCCGAAACCGGCAAATCGCTAGAGTATGCCGTTTTGGAACATGGTTCCCTGCATGGGATATCAAGTTTTAAAGCAGCTTTTAGGGATTTTTACCACGATCAGCTTGTGAAAAATGCTGTATCAAGAGCCAAAGAGGATACAGCAAAAGAGTTACAAAACCGTCAGAAAAAGGGGTTTATGTCAACATCAGACACACCACAACTTATGACACCACAATCGAGAGATTCAAGAAAAAACATGTCCTATGAACAACTTATCCAGGAAGCGATGAGAGGACAATCATAAGACAATCATAAGGAGTGTTAAAATGTCATTAACCGATCAATTAACCAGCATCACAAGAAATCATATTGTTCCTAAGATGTACGACAACATTTTTGACAGCAATCCTACGCTTGCAAAGTTTAAGAGCTCTGGCCGATATGTTTCACAAAATGGTGGGACAACTATTGACATACCTTTGAACTATGCTCAGACAACATCTAGCGGTTGGTTTTCAGGTACTGAAACCCTTCAAACAGCAGACAACGAAAATATCACCAAAGCATCTTATTCTTGGAAGTCAGCTTATGCTAACATTTCCGTAGCTGAGGAAGACAAACTTAAAAACGGTGGTGATCTTGGAGTTATCAAGCTTTTAGCGTCGAAGGCCATGATCGCAGAAAAAACCTTGGCTGATATCCTTGGCACAGGGATCTTTTCCGATGGTACGACTGCAAAATCAATCGTTGGGTTAAGAGATATTGTCGCTACGGACCAAAGTGTCGGGGGAATTTCGCAAAGTACGGCATCCTGGTGGGCAGGTAACGTTGATTCAACAACGACCACCCTAACCATCTCTGCCATGAATACTCAGTTTCAAAATGCTACGATTGGCTCAGATGCTCCTGATTACATCGTAACAACAAGGGCTTTGTATAATCTTTTCTATAACCTTCTTCAGCCACAGCAACGGTTTTTAGATAAAGACATGGCCAAAGCAGGATTTACATCTTTGATGTTTAACTCGGCTCCTGTCACTATCGACAGCCATTGTACAGCGGCACATATGTTTATGCTCAATATGAAATATCTTGGGCTTTACTACCATCCAGATCGCAACATGTATGCGTCCGAATATATGAAGCCAATCAACCAAGAGGTTTTGGTATCTCGTATTTTGTGGATGGGTGCTTTGACATCTAGCAACAACAGGATGCATGCAAAATTATCAGCAATCACAGCTTAATTGGGGGTTAATATTATGTATACTTCTGCTGATCCCGTAGTTTTTTACGGAAAATCACATGTCACAGCTTCTTTGGGTTCTAAGCACCCAGACGTTGGGACTTTAAAAACTTTTGAAGATGGTAATACATATGTTTGGGCATATAATGATACGGATACAGACATAAACCCAGGTTATTTGGCTCAGCTTAATAGCGCAGCGACTGGCATGTCTGTTACGGTCACTAATGCTACTAATACTGGCCGACCAATAGGAGCAGTTAAACACGCAACGCTGACAACAAATACCTATGGTTGGTTGTTAAAAAGAGGTTTTGGCACAATTGAAATGAATGCTACGTCAGGAACTATTGCAACAAGGGCAAACATTTTTGTTGGTGCTAATGGCGTTGGTGCTGTAACTGGCAGCGGAGAAGGACCGGTTGGTTATGCGTTAACAGCAATCGTTTCATCGGCATCAGGTGAAGCTTATTTTAGTATTTGAAAAAATTTGAAAGAGGATGATTTGAGATGAAAAAAGTAAGAGAAGTTTTGTTAGAGTTACAACCCTACATCAATAGTGCCCCGATCTCTCATGGTGATGCGCACAATCAAGCTTGCACCAATGATAACGCTACGATTGATAGGTGGTCTCAGCAATGGCTTTCCCAAATCAGATCAAATCACGCCTCTTATGGTCCATTTTCGAAACGATCTGTGGGATCTTTGTACGGTGAGATACAGGGTTCCCCAACGGTTATTGTCGGAAGTGGACCATCTCTGAAAGAAAATGCTCATCTTTTGGTGGAAAAACCAGAAAACATAAGAATTATATCATGCTTGCATAACTTTCATTATTTGGAGGATTTAGGCGTTGATGTTGATTACTATGTGACTTTGGATGCTGGCGAGTTGACCATCGACGAAATCTCAGAGGGTGGTTTGAAATCAGAGGATGAGTATTTTGAACTAACAAAAGATAAAAAGCTTTTAGCTTTTATCGGGACACACCCAAAGCTTTTAGAAAAATGGCAAGGTGAAATATATTTCTTTAATGCTCCTGTGCCTGACGAGGCTTATACAAAAAAGGTTGATGAAATAGAGCCTTTTCATATTTACGTTGAATCAGGAGGAAATGTTCTTGGTGCTTCGCTGATGTTGGCAAAAGGTATACTTGGCTCTCAGATATCTATTTTTATCGGTGCTGATTTTGCTTTTTCTGACAGCGAAAAAACAAGCTTTCACGCTTGGGATTCAAAATATGATAAGGATCTAGGGCATTACATCATGGTTCCATCCATTTTTGGGCATAGAATTAGAACCTGGCAAAGCTACTACAATTTCAAACTTTGGTTTGATGTTGTGGCTCAGAGAATACCAGGGATCTATATCAATGCGACTGAAAATGGATGCCTTGGAGCATACAGAGAAGGAAACCTCTGCCACATAAGGCAAATGACTTTAAAAGAGTGCCTAGATATGTTTTCAATTCACACAATCAAAAAATCAGCCTGTCTTGATCCATCAAATGACAGGAGAATTATTTTAATCTGAGGTTTAAAATGGCTTACACGACAAGTAATTTGGTTAAAACGGTTTTTGGTGACAAAAGAGTTTTTGCTTTAAGGGTTACAGCAGATGCGGCTACTGGTGCGGTAGCAACAGGGTTATCCTACATTGATACTGCAATGATATCTCCACAAAGTCTTTCAACGGCAGCAATTAAGCTTGCTATCAATGAGGATTGTTCTGGTGTGGCAAGCGTTGGTAACATTGGTGTTACAGGTTGTGCAAGTGGCGATGAGTTTTTATTAACCGTTTTTGGAAGGTAATAAATATGACAATAGGCCCTGTAAAACCATACTCAATAACGATGAATAGCGGTATTACTTTAACTAGTGCCGTTGATCTTGGTGGTGGGTTCAATCATTATATGATTGGTATTCCTACCATGACATCCGGCACAGACATCCGGTTAAGGTGTTCCCCGACAGAAGATGGAACATATAGGCCACTATATATTGAGCCTGTTGCCGGATCTGCAACTCCTGTTGTTTTTAACGTAGCATCATCGGTTACAAACTGTTATGTGCCAGTGAAAACATCAGCAAGATTCATCAAAGTAGAATTTACGACAGCTACGACAGCTAGCTCTCACGTTTTTGATTTAATTTGTAATGGGAATTAAAAAATGCCAAATGTAAAAATAATTAACCAGAATAGTTTTGACTACACCGAGATGTTTAATGGTGTCATGATAAAGATACCTGCCGGACAATCGATCGATATGGAATACTTTGAAGCGAACCAATTTCTTGCGAAGATGAATTCTCTCAGCTTTGATAAAGAGGGTAGAATTGATCCGAGAAGTTACAAGATGCTTAAAATTGAGCCTGACGACGAAAAACTTGCGCTTGAGGAAATAAATAGATCGAACAGCACAGATGAGAAATCAAGCGTTTTCGTCTGTCATGCTTGCGGCAAAGAATTTAGAACCAAAAACGGACTATTAAAGCATATCAAAGGCTCTCATGTATCAGATATGGCTGATAAGGAAGCCAGAGACGAGCTATTAGATGACGAGGGTGTCTGATGAAACTAAAAGGCAGGTGGTGGATCTCTTTATATGGTCCAGAGTTAAAAGAACAGAGGGTCGGCAACAATGTTATAACCCAGGATGGCGTTAGCTTTGTTGCAAGCTTTCTTGGGCAAGCAGCAGCTTCGGCAACAGCTTTCGACATGAAATATATTGCAGTTGGCACCGATTCCTCAGCGGAAGCCGATACTAACACTGCCTTAGGTACGGAAGCAGCTAGGGTAGAGGCAACGGTATCAAACGTTACTGGAGCTATCTATCGGCTAACGGCAACGTTTACAAGTGGTGTTGCCGTTGGAGCGATAACCGAATATGGCGTATTTTCAAGCGCAACGTCAGGTACAATGCTTTCAAGGGATGTTGAGGGTGTTATTAATGTTGGCACAAATGATACTTTAACGGCTATCACAGAAATTACATTGAGCTAACTAATGGCTGATTATACGACAACTTTTGTGAATACCCTTTTGGTTTATGGTGGTTCTGAAGCTAACCGGTGGGGTTCTTTTACATGGGGAGTTGATAATTGGGGTACTACCCAGGATCTAGCTTTGTCCGTAGCTCATTTAATTTCTAATACGCTTGATATGTCCTCAACGGTTGGTAAAAGCGTTTTGCATGGATACACCAACATATTTGGTATTTCATCAACGGTTGGTAAGAAGGTATCTCACGGATACACAAACGAGATGTCAGTTACAAACTCTATGACATCAATACATCTTAAGAATGGTGAATATTACTACAGGTTCCCTGGTGGAATAAATTTTGTAGGGAAAGTTTCTACTTCATTTACACTACAAACAATTACAACTAGTGCATGGAGTGAAGCTACTTTTACAACGACAACGTGGAGTTGATAAAATGGCTTTAACTGTTTCTGATTTGATGGGTCGTGCTCGTCAGAGGTATAATGCCGTAGGCGATGACTTTTTTTCTGATCAAATGCTAAGAGATGCAATATTTGACGCACAAAGTGATCTGGCTAAAGAGGGTTGGGTTATTGAGAAAACCCTTGAGACAACATCAGTAGCAGATCAAAGAGAATACACTTACCCAGATAATACCCTTGCAATAAAAGAGGTCCGTTATGATAGCGACAAGCTTTGCAAGGTTACCCTTAGAGATGATCCCAAAACATCGAATGATGATCCAACCGGAACACCAGCAGACTATGCTATCTGGGATGATGTTATCTTTGTGTATCCGACACCAGATACAACGGGTGATACGATACAAATTAAAGTTTATAGTTATCCCCAAGACATAACATCAAACACTGATAGCATTGAGGTTCCTCAAGAATATCGAGAGGATATCATAAACTATCTTAATTTCATCATGGCCACAAAAGATCAAAATTTTACTTTAGCAGATAGACTACTTGCTAGGTGGGAAACTGCGCTAGAAAGAGCGAGAAGGCAGCGGCAAAGGCGGCAACATGGGGATGATTTTTATACTGTAAGAGATTGCTACTTTTCATCGTCAAACATACCCCAAACGTAGGTGGAGTTATGGCTAGTAATTTTGAGGTTATTTATCCCAAAAACGACAAGATCACCTTTGATGGTGGGATGAATAACAAGTTTTCGAAACAGCTTATCAACATAAACGAATCGCCTTCATGTCAAAATGTCGTGTTTGGTAATAGATCTGTCCAGACAAGAGGCGGCACATCAAAGGTTAACACAACATCGGTGGGAACGTTTTCTTGTGACGGGTTCTACACAAGGCATGACAACGGTGGTACTGAGACTATGTGCGCATGGTATAACGGTACTCTTTATACGCTTGGTGGTACAACTTTCACAGCGGTAGCTAGTGCGGCATCTGTTTTCACGGCAGGACAAAGGGTCACTGCTGCAGAGTATGAAAACTATATCTTTTTTGGAAATGGTGGATCAAACCCTTATAAGTACAACGGCACCGAATTTACAAGGCATGGTATTCCAGCGCCAACATCGGCACCGGCAGCGTCAACCGCACCTACCGGAACGGCTTTAAGTGGGGTGTATGCATACAAAGTGACATATGTCAATAGTGCATTGGTTGAGGGTGATCTTTCTCCTGCTGTTACAGTTTCAGCAGCAAGCGAAAATGTTCTTTTATCGTCTATTCCTGTGGCACCAGCAAGCTTTGGGGTCAATTCCAGGAACATTTATAGGACAGAAGCAAGTGGAGCAGTTTATTACTATCTTGGTGAGCTAGCCGACAATACGACAACGACATATGAGGATGACACTATTGATGGCGATCTTAGTGGGGTAACGGCTCCAACAGATCAGGGAGAACCACCAGAATATAGCGTTTTGGTATTTCATCAGGCCAGGCTCTTTGCAATTGATCCTGGGAACAATTGGGTGGTCTATTCTGAATTAGGGAATCCTTATGTTTTCAAGGCCACAAACTTTAGAAGGATTGGCGACAACACATTTGACATACCTCAAGCTTTGGCTGTTTGGGATAACTCCATTTATGTCATGTGCAAAAAATCGACTTGGCTTATTTATATGGAAAGTGTCAATGATGCAACATGGGTCAATGTGCGAATTAGCAGTAGTTATGGTTCACGTAGTCCTTTTGTACCTTTTTTGTACAACAATAGAGTTATGTTCGCAGCAACCGAAGCTGGAAAATTTGTTGGATTTGCTAGTTTGTCTGGTGGTGGGGTTGAGCCTAATGCAACTCTTTTGACATCAAACGGAGTTAAAAGCGACCTTCAATCGAACATGATTGAACCTGACATGACAAATATTATAAACGCCTATATCTCTAGGATGAGTGCTATTGTCTTTGATAACAAGGCTTACATAGCTGTTACCTATGGTAGTGGGCAAACGAAAAACAATCGGATTTATCATTTTGACTTTTCTATGGAGAATTTAAGAAAATCTCAAAAATTTATGTGGTCACCATGGACAGGCATAGAAGCGGAACAGTTTACCATATGTGATAACAAGCTTTATTGTGCGATGAGTAATACATCTGGACATATTTACGAGATGCTAACAGACACCTATTCTGATGATAGTTCGGCTATTGATAGCTTTTATTGGACAAAGGAATTTGATTGTGATCATCCGCATTGGCAGAAAGACTTTAGATGGTTAAACGTATTGTATGGTTTATTTGGCAATTATTTTATGAACATAACCATAAGGGTAGATTCCGATAGTGGGTCTGGTTCGACCGAAGCTATTTCGGTTGATTCAGGTGGTACTTTGTGGGGTAACTTTTTATGGGGAAGGGAAACTTGGGATGCTGGCAGGGATGATGTGGAAATTAAAAAGTCTTTAGGAAAACACAAAGGCAAGAGGATTCAATTTAAGTTTGATAACCAAAACACTGTTAATCAAGCTTTTAAAATTATTGATATTACAATAACTTTTAATCTGAGAGGAAAACGCTAATGGCAAACGCATTAGAAAGAAGGTTTCAGATTGCCCAATCTCAGCTAAAAAAGCAGGAATCTGCAAGGCAAATGCAAGAGGAAAGGGCAATGAGAAGGCAATTTGCACAAGCCGGTGCTTTGGGATCTGGCGCTGCTATCAAATCAAGTATGGAATCAAGAGCTAGGGGAGCGCAAAGGCTACAATCTGGTATGCTTGCGCTTGAATCTGAAAAGTTAGGACAACAATACCAAGAAGAGCAGACTGAAAAGCAGAGAGGATTTTTGACGAGCGAACGTGAGGCTGGTCAGCAATTTAGTTCAGGAGAAGCACAAAAGCAAAGAGGCTTTTTGACAGGAGAACGTGAAGCTGGTCAATTGTTCAGCGCAGGAGAAGCACAAAAGCAAAGAGGCTTTTTGACAGGTGAACGTAAGGCTGGTCAATTGTTCAGCGCAGGAGAAGCACAAAAGCAAAGAGGCTTTTTGACAAGCGAACGTGAGGCTGGTCAAAGGTATTCGACAGGTGAAAGGATGGCTGGCCAGAGGTTTGCGGCAGGTGAAGCATCTAAATCAAGAGAGGCAGAAGCCCAAAAATTTAGACAAAGCTTAGAGTTTGAAAAAGCGCAAGCAGCGATATCTAATAAATTTGCTGAATTAGAATTTGATATCAATAAGTTTGTCACACTAGAAAACCTCAACATGGCGAGAAGATCTCTTGGACTTGATCCCTTAGGAGATTTTTCAAGTCACCAAATACAAAGAGATCGTGTACCAAGCGAAATATTCGAATATCATGCTACCCATGATATCCCTAAAGCTTTTAGTTCGCTAATGTAATTTGTAAGGTATCTTCGTAAATAAAATTACATACGATTAAATAATGGAGAGTTTTAAAATGGCAATAAAACAAGTAACACTACCAAGAAGGCCACAATATCCATCTTCATCAAGTGAATCTATTTACGGGAACATTGGAAAAGCTGGCCAGGTATTAGGCACAGCAGGAGTGTTAACCGGTAATCCTATTCTTGCAGGTGCTGGCGCAGTATTAACGACTGGATCAAGTTTGTTAAATGAGGTAAATAAGCCAAAACAGCCTGACATACAAAAAGATCCAAGACTTGTTGAAACTAGGGATGTGGCTGGGGATACGGCTATGAATAGGCGAATGACCATGCAAAAAGAAAGCCCAGATGAATCGTTAGATTATGGGATTGCTGCTATTGAAAATTTAAATATACCAGATGATCAAAAGCAGCGATTGTTGAAACCGATGTTAATGGCAAAACAAGCGAGGGTTTAAAATGGGATTTGTAGCGGTACAACAACCAACAATAAGAAGAGATCCAAAGGAAAAGCCGGAGGACCCACTAGATAGAATACTAAAAGGCCTTCAGATCGCTTCTAGCGTTTTTGGCATAAAATCAAGCCTTGAACAAAGCGAGTTGAATGAGTTAAGGCAGAAGCAAATCGAGCAGGATATTGCAAAAAGTGAAGCATCAGCAAAAGAACTAGAACACGCCACAAAACTCAGAAGGCTTTCCGAACAGGACATTTTACTGCCTAGTGAGAAACGAGAGATGAAACTTTATGATGTCCCTTCTCTTGGTGGTTTAGCTGATTTGGTTGGTGTTGATGTCAAACAAGATGAATCTGCTGAGGATGCTCTTAAACGCCAAGCACCATCGTTACTATCGTCTGTTCATAGGGTTAATGTAATTGACCCTGAAACCAATGTTGTAAGCGTTGATCGTGTCATTCCAACCGAAAAGCTTGATGAGTATTTCAAACTTAAGCAAGCAGCAGATGCGGCAAAAAGAGAAAGATTTGAAAGAGGGTACAAAGACAAAGCAGAAATAAACAAAGAGCTATTGGTTCCTGGCTATGGGTTAGCTCTCACAAAGCAAGACGCTAAAGAGTTAAAAGATGTCATAATTTCAAAAAATGAAGTAAACAGAATCTTACAAGAAATGGAAGATCTCAGAAAAGAATATGGCTTTGAGTTTTATAATAGGCCAGCAGTTGAAAGAGGTCAGCAATTATCAAAACAGTTATTAATACAATATAAGAACATGGCTAAACTTGGTGTTTTAAGCGAAAGCGATGAGAATTTAATTAATGCAATTATTCCAAAAGATCCTTTGGGAATTAAAATATCAACCGGTGGTGATCCTATTTTGACATCTTTGGAAAAACTAAAAAGCGACTTTAACGCTAAAGTTGAGGATAATATTAAACTTAGGATAGACACAGGATTTGATTTTAGAGAAAACAAAGGTATTCCGCAAAGCACAATGACAAGTCAGCCAAGCTTATTACCTGGTGTATCAAAACAACAAATGATACCAGCTACTCCAACCGGTGCTAGGAAACGACTACAAGAACTAATGAGAGAGGATTAAAATGCCGAGTATCAAAACAGATAAAGACATTCTCGACACAATTTCAGATCCAGAGGTTTATGGTAGTCCTGAATATAATCAAGCAAAAACTAGGCTTGGAGTTGATGATAGCGATGTTGAAAAATACAAAATAGCGACAGAATTTTTAAAAGAAAATCCTGAAGATCAAATGGCTATTAAGGCAAGAAATCAAATTTATAATAAGGTAGCATCAAATAGGCCAGCAGTTAATGTGCAAGGTGTCGGTTCTTTAGATCGATTTGCTATTAAAAATTTGATTAGCGATGAGCCAGTTTTACAACAAAGATATTTAGAAAAAAAGGGATATCAAACAAGGGTTGTAAATGGTGAGGTTGAAGTTAAAAAGCCAGATCAGGCATCTTTTCAAAAGATTGATCCAGATGGCCTAGATTGGTTTGATGCTACTGATTTATTATCTGATGTCATAGAGGGTGGTATTGCTGGCGCAGCTGGTGCTGCTGGTTTTACTATTGGTGGTCCAGGTGGTGCCTTTGCGCTTGGTGGTGCCGGTGCTGCTACGGCAGAAACATTGAGACAAGCCGTTGCAAAATATTCGGGGCTTAGAGAGGAATTAAACCCGATCAAATCAGCAGAGGCAGGTTTTTTAGAAGGTGCAGCAAACGTGATACTTCCTGGAGCTACAAGATACGTTAGAAAAAGGCTAGAACGAGGTTTAGATGTAGCCAAAGATTTTGCTGCTACTTTAAAAGAAAGCGCCACAGAAATAGCAGATACTATTAAAAAATCCGGACTTGAGCCTATTAAGGCACAATTAACAACATCAAAAAGATATCGAGATCTGGTAGCAGATCAAATAAAAAGCCCGCCATCTTTGTATTCTAATAGTCTCAAGAAAAAGATTAACCAAGATTTTGATAATATAAGAGATGAGGCTAGAAGCATAATAACCCCAGAAATTACAAAAGATCTTGGGGAACGTGGTGTTGAATTGGCTAATGCTATGAGTGATGATCTAGCTGTTTTTGTAGCGCCAGCCAAGGCTCTTTATGAATCAGCAGAATCAAAGCTTTTAGATGCTTCAAGGGCTTGGGGAGATGTGACAGGCAACAATATTATTGATGTCATAGCCAAAAAATCAAACCTTGATTTTGGCGTGCAAAAAGAAGAATTTATGAATTCTTTATTTAGAAATAGCTTATATGATTCACTTAATAAAATGGAAGAAAAAACTATCACAAAAGAAGGTTTGAATTACATTAAAGATCTGGACTATATGATAACACGCATTGATTCATTTAAAAAATTAGATGATTCTATGAGTATTTTGACAAAAAAATATGGTGATAGAAACTTTACCGATCCAGAGTTAAGAAAACTTAATTCTGAATTTAGGGATAAAATAAGGAGTGAATTATCCAAGTCATACAAAACGGTATCAAATATAATGGATGTAACAACAAGCGTTGATACTGTTGATAATTTATTGGGTGTAT